TAGGAGCCGCTGGAGCGGCTAGCGCGAGCGGAACCGGCGGCACGAGAGAAATCAAACTCGCCCTGCACGTATCTCGGACGCATGACAATCACCTCCATCGGGAAATCAGGAGCCAGATGAACGGGACGCCACTTTCCCCCGAGCGAGTCGCTTGCCGGTTTTCCAGTCAATACCTCGCTTGGCGAGAATACGACGCGCGGCCCTTACGGCTTCATTATCGGAATTACCCTGCGCCGTTTTCAATGCTTTTTCAACGGAAGAGGGAGGACGTACCGCGCCGGATTGAACCCGAGAACGGTATTCCGCACGTGCGGATTCTCTCTGCGTATGGTAATCAGATGACGCGCGTTGAGCGGCTTTTTGGAATGCCTTCGCTCCGCGGCTGGTGCGAATCTGCCGGTTCGAGCGCATCTTGTCGTCCGCAAAACCGCTTATCGGACTCGACAAGCCACGCTCGGCCAAGAATTCAGATTCAGATTGAACCTTTGTGTGTCGTGCCACGAGATTCTCCAATCACAAGAGACAACAAGATCAGGAGCCGGAGGAACGCGAGCCCCCGCGAGAAAAAGCGCTGCGGATACGACCGGCCACATTACGCACCGCACTACCGGCACGCTGGAACAGGTTTCGCATAATCCACCTCCCTCCAAGCACGAAAATCGGACAGGAAAAAATCAGGAGCCGGAAGAGCGGGAAGCGGTTCTGCTGTTGGCCCGTTTCATCGATAGGATTTTCTTCGCCCACGGTTTTCCCGCTTTTGCTGCGCGCTCAAGAGTTGGATCGTGGATGGCCCCGGATTCGACCAATTTGCGGTAATCGGCGAGTGCTTTTCTTTGACGTCGGGATTGTTCCTCGTCATTAAGTGGATAGTGAAAGTTACCTCTTCGGTCAATGGTGAAATCTGGAGTGACCTTGATACCGCGTTCGGCGGCGTATTCACTGAAGGTCTGGGATTTACGCGCCATGAAAGTCTCTCTTCAATGGAAAAGCCGCCCCATAGGGACGGCTTGAACGAAAATACTGTTACCGGTTCACGATCCGCTCGATCGCGACGCGGAACGGGACGCACTCACACGCAGGGCGGATACACCGCCACCGGATGAACCGGAAGAGCGACGTCCATACCCCGTATAGCGGATATCGTTGGTGCTCGCGTAACGGACTCGCCTCATAACTCGCCTCCCAGCTTCCGAGCTACGGCCATACCATCGAGGTATTTATCTCCGAGTTTGCGAAGACCATACTCGGCAAGGAAAGAATCCTTGTCGTCGCGCAAGGGGAATGCGATGGCGAACCAGTGTTCGGAATCGGTCGGCTCGACAAGCTTTTCCGGGCTGCGAGCCGAAACCAGCGCCTTGTGCAGAGCGGAGAGCTCGGCGAGGCAATCCTTTTCCAGATCATCGGAGTACTTGACGCCGGCGAGTGGGTCGGGCGTCTTCTCCGCGAAACCGAGACCGCCGACGAACCCCACACCGGCGCCGAACGCCACGGCAGACGACCTGGCAGGCTTGTACGAGGCAAGCCTGTCGGCGATGTCACGGTACGCGTAGATCCGGTGTTCCTCGCCGAAACCAAAACGCTCACGCCACCGCGTCATCTCGGCGGGGGAGGGGAAGCACAGGCACAACCAGAATTCGGTGTCGGTCGCATCCACGAACCGCTTGCGCTCCGCACGGGCACGGTCGCGGTATTCCTTCGCGTTCTCGTCCAGATTCTCCGGCACCGGCTTCACACGCTTACCCTTGGGCTTCCTCTTCGAAAAATCGAATTTGAAATCACCTGACATGATCCACCTCCAACAAGGGGAACCATTTAAGCAGCGTCGCGTAATCGTCCGGTGCCTTGTCCTTGAGAACCTTGGTGAAACGCTTGTCGATGCCATCGAACGAACGACCGAACCACGCATAATCACACGGCAGCTCGATATGATGCCCGCGAATGCAGTCCAATACCTCGCCCTTGAGCCAATCACCGATAGGACTGACCTTCTTGAGGTTGCGCCGCCAGTACCCGTACTGCACGAACGCGCCGCGACGCTGAATCGAATCGGCCGCACGCACGCCATCAGCACACCACGTGTTCTTATCCAAGCCGATGTCGGCGCGAATGAAATCCCACATCTGCTCATACGACGGCTCCGGCAAACGCGCCGCCTCGATAAACCTCAACCGTTCGGGAGCCTGGAACACCGCATTGTTCAGCCACCGGTACAGCGACGGATGCGGATAGCGCTTGATCCGGGTCTGGAACTTCTGCTCGAAATAATCAAGTTCCTCGTCAATGAACCTCAAGCCGGGCACATAGTAGAGGTACGCGGGGATAACCTCGATGCCCATGTCCCGCATGGCGAGCCACGCGGCGATAGAGTCCTTGCCGCACGAAAACGCCAGCAGCACGGGCTTGCCTTCGGCGGCGAGCTTCTCACGCACCGCGAGACTCGTGCCCTGATTGCGAATAACCGTGGTCACTTCGGCCACCTCCTCCCCGTCATGCGGATGAACCGCGAATGCGAATAGAACTCGACGCCGTCACGCCGGAAACTCGGTTCCGACGAACGGACGAACACATGCAAGCCATGTCCACTGGTCGAAACCTCCGCATAGATCGCTTCGGGCAACAGTTCCACCGCCTGCGCGGGCGGGTCAGCGGGGTCCACATGGTCGAAATCCCAGCACGCTAGCCCATCGCCGAGCATGATACCGTAGCCGTCACCGGCTTTGGAACGCATGACCTCCGAATATGATGCCCAGGTATCGGGGTCGGTCGAACTGGCCGGCGACCCATCACACTGGATCGGACGCTTACCGACGGCGCGCACCCAACGGGGCAGCGACTTGAGCTTTTCGGGTAATTGATGTTTGCGGCTCCACGCCTTGCGGCATCTGTCCGAGCAAAACAGTCTCGGACGCCTAGGGTTTGGTGTGGATTGGAAGAAATGGCCGCAATTCCTACATTGGTTGACCATAGCTATTACTATAGCATATATTCCAACGATTCGCAACACTAATTTCGTGACATATCAAAACTTCGGAGAATCAAACGTAACAGCCTCGGAAAACAACGGGACAAAACCATCAAAACCATGCCGGAACGGCTCTCACAGGCCCATGCAGGCACCCCGGCGACCAAACGTGCGAAGAGTCACACGGGTTGCGGGGGGATGCAGGCGCTATGACCTGTGGGGAGCCTCGCATGGGAGGGGAGGGGGTTGGCCCCCGGTTACCATTGGCGGCTGATCGGGATGGTGTTTTGTGGTTGTTTTGTGTTTTGGTGACCTGTGGTGGTGATTTTGTTGCCTTTTCGCTGGTTGCAGATCCTGTGTGCGAGTTGGGTGTTGTCGAAGCTGACTGGCGAGCCGCCTCGGCTGAATGGAATGATCTCATCGAGCTCACAGCTGAGTGGGTGTGGTGTTTTGAGTGTGAGGTCGATGGGTTTGCCGCAGAGTGCGCAGATTGGGATTGGGCCCTCGGCTGCGATATGTCGGGCCTTGCATTTGCGGCGGGCTGCTCCATTTTGGTATCTGCCTGAGCCTGCCTTGTTGCCTATGGTGTTTCCCTCCTGTGTGGGGTGGAGGTGGCTTGAGTGGGATTCGATACCCACTCTGCTGTTGGGTCACTATGGCCGTGGCATACGCGGTTGGCTTCGATCCAACGACCTGCGGTTTTGGAGACCGCCGCTCTACCTGCTGAGCTACGCGCATAGGTGGTCATGCCCGTGGCACATGACCATTGGGTGGATATGAGTAAAGCCCCTGAACCGGTTGATTCAGAGGCTTTCACACTAATCCTGATACGGAGTATACCACGATGCGGCAACAGCCTACTGCCGGTTGGAATATGCCATTGCCATGCTGACTATCTCCCTGATGCTGAATTCGTAGTATCCGTCTTCCACTGGTTTGCTGCTGGGGAGTTTGCCCCGGCGTATCCACATGATGATTACTTTGCGGCTGACCTCGTATCCGTAGTTGTCTTTGAGCCATTGGCTCATGCCTGCCGGGGTTTTTGTCAGGTGGATGGTTTCTGCCTTGGCTTGGCTTTGTTCGCGTAGCTCGGCCACGTTGATTGGGTTGCCGCATTTGCATAGCAGCAGCGATTCTCCCTTCGCGGCCATGACCTCGCGTCCGCATTCGGGGCAGACGCCGATTATCCGGCGCGTGCGTGGCCTTCTGTCCACCAATGGCATGATGCGCTGGTTCATGCGGATGAGT